ACGGCTTCATCGATCATGCGTTTAACTAACTCATGCTCAAAGGTTGCGTGGTTTTTAGCCATTGTTGACCTCCCTAAGCTTGGCTTCTATGGCGTTTGCAAAGTCAACCCAAAACGAATCTTCTCTTGAAGTCGCGTTATGTAAGTTGGAGTAAACAAAACTTTGCTCATCCCGTGTTAGCCCAACCCACGGCTTCTCCAACTCAGCAACTCTGTCGGACAAGACACGCACCAACTCAGTTAGCACAGCGACCTCCGCCATAAGTTGCTCCCTCGTTGGATGTTTAATCCCGCGAATAGATTCCTGCTTGGCCTTGCTCTCGCGCTCCACACGGTTGAATTCTTCGCGCTCTTCTGGTGTTTCTTCAGTTACTGGTTGTGTCATCGTCTCTCTCCAATCTAGCCTTCTGCGCCGCAATCAGCGACGTATAACGCTTGGTGTTACTTTTTAAAAGATAGATGCCGTCCAAAGACTTTTGTATCTCATCTATCACCTCCCCATTCGGGGCTTCTAAAACCCACATGGACAAGGTCCATTCCTTCCACGTATTCTTTTTCACCTATCGTCCCCCGCTGCCCATATCACCATAAGTAATACTCCCAGCCCCACTACTAAGAAGAAACCAAGTCCCAGCAGTGCCGAGATCATGGCTACGTTGTGTATTGCTTCCATGGAGAATCTCCTTTACTAGTTCGTCCTTCAACCGCTGGTTCTCAAGAACCAGCTCCCTCCAAGCTTTTAACGCAATCTTGGTGTCCTCGTCCATCAGTGTTTGCCTTCACCCGCTTGTTTCTTCAGCATGAACCGCAAACGTGCATACATGTCCACTGCCGTGTTTTGCATGTATTCCTTCATGTTCAAGTCATCAGGCAACGAGGACAACGGAACACGGGCCTCGATGTAGCAGCCTTCCCGCTCCATGGTCACAATGAAGAGTTCGGACAGGTCCTCCTCTTCCATAGTCACGGGCAACGCGCCATTGATCTGTGATGTCATTCGTCTTCTCCTAAATCTGTTAGACGTTTATTGATCCGCGAAATACGGGCCTCGTTGTAGGTAAGGACGCTCGTCGCATATTCCAGCGCCGTCTCCGCATCCAGTTTGGAGAGATACGCTTCACGGAGCTCTTTCATCAAAATCTCACGCTTTGTGCGAGCACGCAACGCGTCCCTCAAAAAATTACTAAACACATCACGCCATGTCATACGTCGTACCCCTCTGCATCTAAAAAATCTTCCCTGTCCTCTTTACCCATTTCCGCATAGGTTTGGAAATGGTTCTCTTGGCAGCAGCTCAACCGAGAACCACGGCTCTCGGAACAATAACAGCAATACTGGGTATCGTCCGTCATGTAGAAATCATGCAGTTCCGCCTTGGTAATGCCTTTGGTCATGGCTTTTTCTCCTCAAAATGCTTCTCAGCATCTTTGTAATAGGTCATAAACAGGTGGATTGCGTTATGCAAACTCACCTCCGAAGCTCGGGCCACGCCCGCAGCAGCACGCAACGCGCCAATCGTGCACGCGCGCTTGTCTACCTTTGTATCAAACATGGCCACAGTCATGGCCGAGGCCACAAGCGTAGACGCTTGCTGCAATTGCTTCAATTCATCTTTGGTTGGTTGGGTCATGGTAATTTGCTTTCCGCATAGGCCTCTGCAGCCTCTAACATAAATTGGGTCACCGCTTGGTCCTGAATGTCCGCAAGAATAGACTCATGCAAGATACCGCCAATGTCAAGGCCATCAGGTAAGTAAACATGCAACAAGTTCCACAACTCCGGATAGTCGGGCTCCAACTTTAAACCAGACATCGGCTCAATCGAACCAATCTCCTCCTCCTCATACTCAAAGAAGCATTCCAACGTCATGCCATTGAGTTCGTCACAGACAAAGCTGTATTGCGCCAAATCGCGGTGGGCAGGGATATTACTCATAACAGTCCTTTCAAAAAATTATTGGAGATTGTCAGGATTACTGACTTGCATATCACCATACGCAGCCTCTATGCCCTCTACAAGGTCCTCCAAGGGCATGTCAATGCCCTTGGCTAAGGCAGCAATGGTCAGGATACACGTGGCAAGGGCTTCAAAGGGGTCTGCGTGGGTGGTGTTTAGATGGGTCATGAGACTTTGACCACGGCTCACGGCCTCATTTAAAAACGCTTCAGGGGTGTCATTCATACTCTATCCTTTCTGTTGTTAGTTGAATTACGGTTGGTACTTTACAATACTTCCATGTACATGTCAACACTTTTTTAGTTCGCTGCTGTACAAATCTATAGGTACTTTCCCTATGTGTTTTGGTCTTATATATGAAAACATGTATAAGAAATGCGGTTTCTTATACATTTTTTTAGGTATATATAGACTTTTTTAGGACGAGTATGTTTTTGTTTTTTTATTTGTGAAAATAGACGTAATAGACGTAATGCCGTAATAAACGAGCATTTATGCGGTGTACAGGGCATTACACTACCTTACGGAGACACTTTTAGTGTAATTTCTCTGGGGGGTTCCGCGAGATACTTTTTGAAAAAATAAAAACTCTTTTTAGCACCAAAAAGTCTATAGGGGGCCTTGGATTAAAAAAGGTTGCTGCTTGGCTATTGCGTACGTAATATACCCCTGTTACACTCTGGTACTGGATTTTTACCGGAGTTACGGAGATGTACAAAGTTGATACGGGAATTGATGTTCCTGACAGCCGAACCAAGTATCCATTTAGCGATATGGGGGTGGGCGATAGCATCCTGTTCGAGGAAAAGAAAACTGCGGAGAGCGCTCGGGTAGCGTCATTGCGGTTTGCTAGAGCACATAGGGGCAACTGGGTTTTCTCTCTGCGCAAGGTGGACAATGGTTGGCGTTTGTGGAGAATACGCTGATGGGAAAAAAAGACGTTTGGAATGTGCCGCCTGTCGCGCCTGATAAGGCGCGCAAACGCCTGTCTACTGAGGTGGCTCCGCTGCGTAAGCAGCGCCGGACGTTGAACGCCAAGGAATGGAAGTTTGTGTCCGAGCTTGTCAGTGGGGACGGCCGAGTGACGATGAAGGAGGCAGCGATAAGAGCGGGATATAAACCCAGCTCCGCCTCTGTGATGGCGTGGAAGCTGACAAACCCCGAGCTTAATCCGCATGTGGTGGCCGGAATACAGGCATATCGTGGAGAGCTTAATTCCAAATACAACACGTCGTATGAGCGGCACATGCGTGATCTGCAGATCATTCGCGATAAGGCCTTAGATGCGGGAGCATTTGCTGCTGCAGTTCAAGCAGAGTATCGGCGAGGCCAAGCATTGGGCAGCATCTACGTGGACCGCAAAGAAATTCGCACTGGCACGATCGACAGCATGAGCAAAGAAGAGGTCCAGAAGAAATTGGACGAGCTCAAGCGCTTGTATGGGGGACCCCCTCCGACAGCTTTGATCGATGCCGACAGCGGGAAAGTGATCGAAAGCCTTGAACGAGAAAAAGACCCTGTATTTGACGCTGGGGTGGAGCAGCCTCCCCTCGATATCTTTGAACAACATCCCGATATGGACGAAGATGAAACCTGAGGCAGCATTTGCGACTCGCGTGCGAGAGGGCCTGACTAAATTTGGCGTGGATATCGAGAGAATCGAAAACCGCGTGAACCTTGGAATCCCTGACATGCTGCTAGGTGTGGGCGAGCGCTTTGTGATGATGGAGCTCAAGGTTGTGCAGCGGGGCCTGAAGGTGGGGCTGCGGCCACATCAAATTGCGTTTATGGAAAGGCAGTCCGGAAAGGGACGCCCCTGTTTTATCTTGGTGCTGCAGTCCGGCGGGACCGTTTTAAAACCGGCGATGATTTATTTATATCGTGGGCGCGATGCGATCGATCTTGCCAGTGTGGGGCTGCGGCTGCCGCCACTTGGAAGCTGGCCCTCCCGTGGCATGGATTGGGAAGAGCTTTATAAAGAACTATCGGAAGTGGAAACCCGATAGAAATAATTCATTAGACATGGTGTACGCAAAGTGTACACTGGAGGCCTCACAACAGAAAGGATAGAGTATGAAGAAATT